TCAATACTGTAGCTTCTGCAACTCAACCTACATATTTATTATTTCCAGGCGAAGGTGTTTTATTTACTACCAAAGTTTATGCGGATGTAACTAATATAGGTACTGTAACTATTTTTTATGGCTAGTAAGAAAAAAGGTCCTAGCCTAGCAATCGGACGTGGTGAGAAACTTCCTGTATCGAAAGGTGCAGGGCTCACGGCTAAAGGTCGTGCAAAATATAACGCAGCCACTGGGTCAAACCTCAAGGCTCCTCAACCACAAGGTGGCGCTCGTAAGAAGTCGTTTTGTGCTAGGATGTCTGGTATGCCTGGTCCTATGAAAGATGAAAAAGGTAGACCGACTAGGAAAGCCGCATCACTAAAAAGGTGGAAATGCTAATGAGTACAGAACGAGAACTTGCCGAACACGGTATCGAAATTAAACACATTCAAACAGATGTAGACACCCTTATGGAAGACATGAACGAGTTAAAGAAAAGGCTTGATGCTATTGAGTCTGCCCTTAACGAAATCAAAGGTGGTTGGAAAGTATTTATATTTATTGCAGGACTAGCTTCAGCCGTTGTAAGTTGGGCAGTCGCACATTGGTTTAAATAGGAGTTTATATGAAAGTATTTATAGATAAAATATTTAAAAAAAGGAAACAAGATGCTGAACAGATTAAAGAAAATAAAGAAATACTTAGTGAACAAATTGAAACAAGTATTAAAGAACGTATAGTTCAAAATAAAATTAATATGAAAGAAGTAGAAAAAGAAACACCACAAGAAGTTTTTACAAAACCAGGTCATTATTTTAATGATTGTAGTTGTTTTAAATGTGTAAGATGGAGACATCAAATCTTAACTACGCCACCAAGACCTTGTGCCAATTAATGGTAGCCGTAGCTAACAACCCAGCCTTTGCTAAAAAAGTTGGTATTTCAAAATAAATAGGAGTAGAGATTATGAAAAAAGTAGATGCAAGTGAAAATCCTGGATTATCAAAATTACCAACAGAGGTTAGAAATAAAATGGGCTACATGAAAAAAGGCGGTATGGCAATGAAAAAAGGTATGCATAAAATGCCAGACGGAAAAATGATGAAAAATTCTGATATGCCAAAAAAGAAAATGAATATGGGCGGTATGGCTTATAAAGAAGGCGGCAAGGCAGATATGGCTCAAGATAAAAAGACGGCTAAAAAAGCTGTAGGCATGCATGAGAAACAACTTCATGGTGGTAAGAAGTCAGATTTAGCTAAGCTTAAAATGGGTGGTATGACTAAGATGAAATCAGGCGGTGTGGCTAAATGTGCTAAAGGTGGTGGCATCGAAGTTCGCGGTAAAACAAAAGGCAAGATGTGTTAGGAGAATAGTATGGCTGAAAATAAAAAACCTGTAAAAGTAATTAAAGCGGGCGATATGTCTGCTGAAACTAAAGCATTGCCAGATGAAACTCGTTCAACTCCAAAAGGAGTCGGTAAATCTGAAAACGATATGGGTCCTACTAACCCAGGTGTTGAGATGCTTAAAGGTGTTAAGGCGTCTGAAGAAGCTGCTAAAAATAAAGATGAAATGGAAAAAGCTACGTTAAAAGGCGCTAGTATGGGTGGTATGGGTCCAATGCAAGCTAAGAAAAAAGGTGGAAAAATAACAGCCGCTAATTATGATAAAGAGTATGGCAAAATATATCGTAAAGCTGTTAAAAAAATGGCTAAAGGTGGTACCGCTTCATCTCGTGCAGATGGTTGTGCAGTTAGAGGAAAGACAAAAGCATGAGATCTTCACGCGGTATGGGCGCTATAATGCCTGATAAAATGCCTAAAGGTAAAAAGAACGCTCGTAGAGATGACACAGACTTTACCGAGTATAAAAAAGGCGGAGACGTTAAAATGGCGGGTGGCGGACTTTATGCCAATATCGCTGCTAAAAAACGACGTATTGCTTCGGGGTCTGGTGAAAAGATGCGTAGTGCAGGATCTGAAGGCGCTCCTAAAAAAGGTGACTTTGCTAACGCTGCTAAAACCGCGTCATACAAAGAAGGCGGAGCTACTAAGTCTAAAGTAAATCAATCAGGTAACTACACAAAACCAAGCTTACGTAAAAGAATATTTAATAGTATTAAAGCAGCTGCCGTGCAAGGTACAGGTGCAGGTCAATGGTCAGCACGTAAGGCTCAACTCATGGCTAAACGATATAAAGCTTCAGGTGGTGGATACAAGTGAAATGGTCTGACAAACGTAAAAAATCTGTTGACTGTGATAACCCTAAAGGATTTTCTGAAAAGGCTCATTGTGCTGGACGCAAAAAGAAAATGGCAAGCGGCGGCTTAGCTAAACCACAACAGTCTCTTAAATCTTGGGGCGAACAAAAGTGGAGAACTAAGTCAGGTAAAAAGTCTAGTGAGACAGGCGAAAGATATTTACCTGAAAATGCTATTAAGTCATTAAGCTCACAAGAATATGCAGCAACAACGAAAGCAAAAAGAGCAGGTAAAGCTAAGGGTAAGCAATTTGTAGCTCAACCTAAATCAATTAAACAAAAAGTAAAACCTTTTAGAAAAATATAATCATGGTAGATAGAACCACAGGCACCACGAGTTTTAATTTAGATCTAAACAACCTCGTTGAAGATGCGTTTGAACGTTGTGGACAAGAGTTGCGTACTGGGTATGATCTACGCACTGCAAGACGTTCACTAAACCTAATGACCATTGAGTGGGCTAACAGGGGTATTAATATGTGGACTGTAGAACCTGGTCAAATTGCGTTAACCGAAGACCGCTTTATGTATCCTCTACCTACTGACACCATAGACTTACTTGATATGGTCATTAGAACTGGTACAGGTCAGAACCAACAAGACATTAATATTAACCGTATATCAGAATCAACCTATATTACCATACCTAATAAGAATGCTACAGGTCGTCCTATCCAAGTGTGGATTAATAGACAGAGTGGTCAAGAGAACCCTACTACTATAACTTTAAATGAAACGCTAACAGCAACAGATACCACGATTACATTATCGTCTACAGTAGGCTTAGCACAGTTTGGCTTTATTAAAATAGATAGTGAAACTATTCAGTATGGTGGTGTTAGTGGTGTTACGATCACAGATTGCATACGAGGCGTTAATTATACAACTGCAACAGCGCACACTACGGCTACTAAAATTTTTGTACAGAACTTACCTACTGTTAATGTATGGTTAGCACCTGATCAATCTAGCATGTACACGTTCGTATACTACAGACTAAGACGTATTCAAGACGCAGGTACGGGACTTACCGTAGAAGATATTCCGTTTAGATTTATTCCTTGCATGGTGGCAGGGTTAGCTTCGTATTTAAGTATGAAATTACCTAATGTATCCCCTGATCGTATTATGATGTTAAGACAAGATTATGAAGCAGCGTTCCAATTAGCAGCAGACGAGGATAGAGAAAAAGCAAGCGTTAGGTTTGTACCTAGAGACATGAGTTACATAAGGTAGACGATGCCAACCAAATACGCTAGTGCCAAGAACTCGATTGCCCAATGTGACCGTTGTGGGTTTAGATATAAATTAAAAGAACTTAAACGTTTAGTTATTAAAACAAAAAATGTTAATATACTCGTGTGTCATGAATGTTGGGAACCAGATCAACCGCAGCTACAACTTGGTATGTACCCAGTTAATGATCCGCAAGCAGTGCGTGATCCGCGTCCAGATTTAGGTTTTTATGTATCGGGTTTAAATGGATTACAAACAGACGAAACAACAGGAACTTCTACATCACAAACAGGTGTTCCTTTGATGGGCAGTAGAGTCATACAATGGGGCTATAATCCTGTAGGCGGGGCTTCATCATTTGATGCAGAATTAACACCGAATGACTTAGTAGGAACAAGTGCACTAGGTGATGTAACAATATCAATATCTTAAGGAGAAACAAAATGGCTTATAAATCAGGTGCCGATGGCATTGTTAAAAAAGGTAAAACTAAGGGTAAAAACTTAGGGGATTCAGGTCCTACAGTAGCTACACAAAATGGTCCAATTAAAGGCACTGTTGGCAAAACTAATGCTGACATGAAAAAAATGGGTCGTGGTATGGCTAAAATTGCAGCACAAAAAAAGGGATAATAATCATGGCAGAATATAAACAACCAATAAATGTACCTAACGCAGAAATTTATTTAACTCAAGACCCTAACAAGTTAACAGCACAACAATTAGTTAAAGGTTCAGGCACACCACGTGTGAGCGCAGGAGACCCTGGTTCTAATGTAATTAATAGACATGGTGAACTTGAAACTCGCGGTAATGGTGCAGCAACTAAAGGTCGTAAAGCTCGCGGTCCTATGGCGTAAACCATGGCGTTAACTTATGCACAATTAGTTGTTCAGATACAGGACTACACAGAAAATACGTTTACTGTAACGGATATAAATAACTTTATCCAACAAGCAGAACAACGTATCTATAATACAGTCCAATTACCTGCCTTGCGTAAAAACGTAACAGGCTCATTAAGTACGGGTAATAAGTATTTAACTATGCCTACAGATTGGCTGGCAACGTTTAGCTTGGCTGTTATCAATACGTCAAACGAATATAATTATCTCTTAAACAAAGACGTAAACTTTATTAGGCAATCATTCCCTGATACGGATACAGACTTTTATGGAGAACCTCAATACTATGCTGTGTTTGATAATGCTACGTTTATTGTAGGACCTACTCCTGACGCTAACTACTCAGCAGAACTTCATTACTTTTATTATCCTGAGTCAATTGTCACAGCAAGCACTTCTTGGCTTGGGAATAACTTTAGTTCAGCGCTTCTTTATGGGTCTTTATTAGAGGCTTATACCTACATGAAGGGTGAGGCGGATGTAATGACTAATTATAGAAATCGTTATGATGAAGCGATGTTATTACTCAAACAACTTGGTGATGGCAAAGACAGACAAGACTCATATCGATCAGGTCAAGTTAGATACCCTGTACAATAAAGGAAACTAAATTGGCAATCTCACAAACACTAGCAACGAGCTTTAAAGTTGAAATCTTAGATGGTATACATAATTTTGGTGTAGGCGTTATTCGTGCATCTACTGCAGCTGACACTTTTAAAATAGCCCTATATTCAACCTTAGCTACGCTTGGCTCTACAACAACAGTCTATACGACACAAGATGAAGTAACGGGTACAGGGTATGTAGCAGGCGGTAATACATTAGTTATATCTCAAGTTCCAACATCAACAAGTGCTGAAACAGTAGCATGGTTTAACTTTGCTAATTCTAGTTGGACTACTGCAAGCTTTTCAGCAGATGGTGCTTTGATATATAATAGTACTCAAGGTAATAAAGCAGTAGCAGTATTAAACTTTGGTGGCACTAAAACAGCTACCGCGCAAACGTTTACAGTAACATTCCCAGCATCTACATCGGACGCTGCAATTATAAGGATTACATAAATGACAACGATATCTTCTGTATTTTCAGAAGCACCGCAAGTAAAAGTAAGTAATGCAAGACCGTTAGAAAAAGATTTATATAAGATGATGTGGGACATACCAGAGTATAGAGCCGTAGCTCCTGGTGAACTCATAGCACAAGAATTTTTGAATCAAGCTAGACCTCCTAAATGAAGCTTGTGTCCTACTATCTTACCCATGATGTCATCTTCAGTAGCAATCTGAAAGAAAACATGCTGACAAGCAGCCAAACAATTATCTAATACTCTATCTACATG